GCCAGGCCGCTCATGGTCCGGTCGACCCCAGCGACGGCGTCGGCGTAGCCCTTCAGGGCCGCGTCCTTGACGTCGATCAGGGGCTCGCCCTTCATGAACGCCTTGACGTTGTGCCAGAGCGCTTGGATGGCCGCGATCTGCGCACCCCAGAGCCCGGCGAACACCTTCACCGCCGAGACGGTCGCGTTCTTGATGAACTCGTAGGCGGTCGAGAACGCCTTTTGCAGCCAGGTCAGCTGCGGCGCGAACTGCTGCGAGATCGCCTCGGCGGCGTACTTGAACGTGCCATGGATGACGTCGGCGACGGTGATCGAGGTGTTGCCGACCTTCTTCATCTGCTCGTCGGTCAGCCCGAGGCGCTTCTGGAGGTCGTCGTTGCCCTTGTTGAGCTCGTGGGTCGCCATGAGCAGAGGGCCGCCGATGGCCGCCGCCAGGAGACCCGCCGCCGCGATGAACGGGGCGAATGGGGCGACGGCCTCCCAAGCCGAGATCGCAACCAGCTTCAGGGCCGCAGACAAGCCGCCGGCGCGCGTGGAAATCGCCCCGATGGTCTCGCCGATCTGCGGACCCTGCTGGATGAGGATCATCAGTGGGCTCATGCCCATGGCGCCGGTGACCGCCACGTCGGCGAACTGGCGGGACAGGTTCAGCGTCTCGGCCGCGGTGATCTTGGTAGCGCCCGCCACCTTGCCGTGAAGCGCGGCCGCACTTTCCATCGCCTTGATCGAAGCCGCCTGCTGGGCCGCGGCGACTTGCATCGCCTCCCCCATCTGCCCTACCGCCGCCGCCTGGGCCTGTGCGGCTTGAGCGACGGCCTTTTGAGCGTTCGCCGCTGCGGCCTGGGTGGCGGTCAGCTTCTTCGTCGCCGATTCGGCCTTGGCCGATTTGGCCGCGACGTCGGTCAGCGCCTTGTTGGCCGCGCCGTCATCGACGGGAACGAACCGGATGCCCAGGTTGGCGAAGTCGGTCATTTCGCGGCTCCTGGGCTCTTGGTGAGGTTCGGGTTCTGCATGGCGCGCTCAATGAGCATGGCGCGGACGGGCGAGATGCCCTTGGTTGGCTCAACCGTGGCCGCGGTGTGCGTCCTCGGCTTCTTGCCGTCCTTGCGCTCGGACGAGACGCGCAGGGCGATGTCGTCGAGGCGCATCAGCACCGAGACCTGCCAGGCCGAAAACTCGACCTTCGTCAGGCGGCAGAAGGCTTCGAGCTCGCTATAGGTCAGGGGGTTCACCGCCATGCCGGACTGCCGGCGGGCAGAGAGTTGCAGGAAGGCCATCCACAGCGGCGCCAGGTCTTCCGGCGGCGTCAGGTCCGTCTCGCCGTCTGGGTCGCTGAGGAAGGCCTCCGCGTAGCCGATCAGGGCCTCGGCTAGGCCTTCGTAAAATTCGCTCGGTCGGCGATGAACTCGTCGGCCTGCTCCTTGATCGCCGGGAAGCGCGTGTAGAGCTCGCGGGCGTTCTCGTAGGTGCAGTCCTCGTCGAAGTCCCAGGCGACCGTGCAGCGGGCCAGGAGGCTGATGGCCTCAGACTTCAGCGCCTCGGCGGTCAGCTTCAGGCGCGTTCCCTGGGCCAGGCGGCGGTTGGTGTTGGCGTTCTCCTGCTTGACGAAGGTGTCGCTGTCCCGGCCCAGGAGGGTGATCGTGATGGGCGATCCATCGGCCTTGGTCAGCAGGACGCCCGCGGCGTCGCGGACCTCCATCTTCGCGCCCTCGTTGGCGGCGCTCTTGGTGTCGATCTTGGCGGCGATGCTGTCGAAGTTCATGGGGGAGATCCTGAGAAAGCGGGCGCCGGGGTTGGCCGGCGCCCGAGGCTGGGGTGGATGGGGTTAGGAGACGTCGGCCGACAGGCTGGCGTAGATCACCGTGTCGATGGCCAAGGTGTAGGTCTCCTTGAGCACGTCGTTGGCGCCGCCACCGGACTTCTTCGCGCTCATCACCCTGGCGTGGAAGTAGAAGGTGGAGTCGGTGTCGTTGCTGTCGGGGCTGTCCTCGAAGACGACCTTGATCGCGTAGCCGAACTTGGTGGCAGCGGCGGCGCGGGCGGCGACCTGGCCAGCATCACGCGGGCCCCAGGCGGCGACGACGGTGATGTCGCCGGCGTCATAGGCGCCCTTCAGCTTCTGGACGCGGTTGTCGCTCAGGCCGGTGAAGGTGATCTGGCCGGCGGCGTCGCCGAACTCCGAGATGCTCTCGACGCCGCCGATCTCGGTGTAGGAGAGGGCGGCATAAGCCGAGACGGTGGCCGCGGCGGTGACCGGGCCGATATAGATTTTCGCGCCCGCAGCGGACTGGGCAGAAACAGCCATGGGGATGGCTCCCTTGTTTCAGATGGTGGGATAGCCGCTGCCCAGACGGCGTTAGGGCGGACCTGGGGGCCTAGGCCGTCCAGGGAATGGTGACCGGGATGCGGACCTCGTTCGTCTCGCTGATCGGCGAGGACGCCCAAGGCGCGCCGGAGACACGGACTTTCGCGGTCCCAGAGAACATGGGATGGCCGGTCGGGAAGTGCTCCAGCACGGTTCCCACGACCTCCATCGGCTTGATCAGGCCACGGTTCTTGGGCCAGACGACGGTGATCTGCAGCAGGCCCTGGTCCAGAGCCCCAGCGCTGACACCCTGCCAGGCCGGGCGGTTGTAGAAGATCGCGACCTCCAGATGGCCGACGGTCTCGTCGGTCGCCTCCGCATCAGGGTTCGTCGCCTGCAGGCTTTCCGGCCACTCGATGCGAAGCGTCGTGTCCAGCGTCTTGACCCGCTCGAACAGCGCAGTCGCGATCTGGGCGGGCTTTCCGGTCGCGGTCATCTGCTCTCGACCTCCCGTTGGATCCGCGTCGCTGCCTCGGAGACGACCCTTTGCCACTGTTGAGCCGCCATGCGCACGAAGCCGTCCGGCGGTTGGCCCCTGGCCCCGTACTCCCGCGCAGCGGCGTAACGGGCCGTGTAGCCTACCGTGACCGTTTCAGCCGGGCCGGCGTTCAACAGCACCAGGTTGATCGGCTCGGGGTCGTATGAAAACTTCTTCACCCCAGGCGGTTTGTCCTTCGGTGTGAAGGCCCCCATGCCGACCTGGCCTTGCAGGGACGCCCTTAGAAAACCAGTGTCGACACGCATCCGGCCACCCTTGGCGACCGGCGTCTGCATGATCTCTACGATGTCCTGGGCGGCCTGCAGGCGAACCTCGGCCATCCGTTCCTTGGTCTTCGCGGCCCACGCGCTCACCGTCGCTGCGAACGATGATTGCGCCATAGGTCACCTCAAGGTCGATATCCTGCTCACCCTGTAGATCAGTGAGCACCGGCAATTGATCGTCTCGCTTGGCGGCGCCGACGGATCGCCGGGGAACATCAGGAGCGCGCCAGAGGGGCTGCGGAATGGCTCTCGTAGCCCCGCCGTCTTGCCGTCCAGCAGCGCGTGGCTGTGTCGGACCCTCATGTCACCCGCCGAGTCCCACTTCCGCCGGATGTCGCTCTCGGCGACCTGGCCGTTGTCGACGGCCTGCAGATAGGCCTCTTGCCGAGCGGCGTGGAGCGAGGCCAGGGCCTCCGTCCTCGCGATGGTGGTTCCCCGAAGCTCCAGCAGCCGCGCCCGATAGCGCTCGGTTGCGGCGGAGACGATGGCGGCCGGAACCGGCTTCTCGTCTCTGATGGCCGTCATGACGCTGCGGTCGTAGCGGCGGTCCCGACGTTCCCGGGTCAGGTAGTTGCGCAGCAGGGCCACGTCACCGGAGGCCAGCTCTTCGCGAGCGGCCCGGGCGGCGGCTTCCTGCGGCGTAGTGAGGCCGATCACGCCCCCTTCCCGCTTTCCTGTCGCCCGGTTGACCCTTCCGACGATGTCCAGAGCCGCCGTGCGTGGATTGACGCCCCGCGCCATGCCGGCCTCCAGGGCCGAGCGGATGGCGGCGCGCTGGTCTTCCACGATGCGGGTCACGAGGCTCGACGAGCGATTGGCCAGCCAGGCCTCGGCGCGCGGGTTGCGGATGTTGAACCGGATCACGACCCCGGCGGGCGTCTGGGCGTTGGCGAAGCCGGCCGAGGCCGCGCCGCTCTCCCCGTAGGCTTGCCGGATCGCTTCGACGAGCGGGCCATAGGCCGCCGCGTCCAAGTGCAGGGCGTTGACCGCGGCGTTGAGATCCCCGGCCGCAAGCGCCGCGATCAGGCGCTGCAGGTCGGCGGAGTTCTGCACGTCCTCGACCGCGGCCCGGAAGGCTTGGGCGATGATCGGGTCATAGCGGCTCAACAGGTCGTCGATGACCTGCTGCTGCGTCGGCTTGCGCGCCATCGGTCAGCTAAGGATCGACTTCGCGGCCTGCATGGCCGCCATGCTGTGGTCGAGATAGGCGTCGAGCGTGTCGTGGACTTCGGAGCGCATGACGGCGATCTCCTGCTGCTCGGCGCCGCGAAGGATTGCGGCTTGAATGGCCTGGGTTCGCGAGATGATGTCCATGAGCGTCGCGGTCGCGAGCTGAGCGTGCTTGAGGTGATCCATCAGCGCCTGACCTGCAGCGTCCACATGACGACCGTTCCGGCGGGCGCCAGGGTCGAGACGCTGACGATAGCATGTTCAACGCCGGAGACTACCAAGCGGTGCGCCGGGGTCGGTGGATCAGTCGCGTCCCCGACGGCCACCAGCACCTTCTTGTCGGTCGCCAGGACCCGCGTGCCGTCGATCTCCCGCAGGGCATAGTCGATCACAGCGCCGACGACCTGGACGTCATAGGGGCCGCCAGCCGTCGGGTCGTAGGCCTCGCCCCCGGCGTCGTAGCGGCGCAGGATCATGGTCTGGCCGAACTCCGCGATCAGCTCGTCCACGTCGGCCTTGGTCTCGGCGTAGTCGAAAGCGGTCATCGGGCGATCCAGTCAGCGGTTGGGGCGCCCAGGAGGTCGCGGGTCCAGCCGGACATTGACCGGGCCCGGCCGATGATCTCCGGCGCGGCCTCAGTCCAGGCCTCGCGGTAGTGCGGCGCGTCGCCCCACACCGGACCGTTGACGACGTGGCCGGCCATTTCAGAGATCGGAACCCCGCAGAGCACGGCGCGGTCGAAGCCGAGGTCGACGAGCGCGACCTTGAGCGCGAAGAGGCCAGATGAGCCGGTGCCGGTCTGGCCTGGGAAGCGGAACTCGGTGAAGTCGGTGACGTGGCGCAGCGCCTTGGGCGTGGCGTTGCGCACCTCGAGGTGGGCGAAGATCCTGGCGGGCGGCGCGCGGCCGGCGTCGGCGCGTTGCTTGAGCCAGCCAGCCCAGCGCTCGGGATGCTTTGAGACCGCCGCGGCCAAGGGGCCCGGCCAGCGGGTCGTGATGTCGTTGCAGGCCACGACGCCGTCGAAGTGGCCAAGGGCGAGCGCGGCCTCGACGTCCCCATAGACGCAGCGCGCTCCCCCCAGGACCAGGGCGACGGTCATTCGTCGGCGTCACCCTTTGCCCGACGACGATGCGCGGGCTTGGCTTCCGCCTGGGTTTCAGCGAAGGCTTGGGCCGCAGCGCCGAAGGCCTCGGCCTCATTCACAGGGGCGGGCTGCGCCACGCCATTGACGACCACGTCGACGCCGGCGGCGAGATACGCGGCGGCGATCTCTGGCCAATCGCCCTCGATGTGGACGCGCGAGACGTCGGGGATCGGGGCCGTGAAGAACCGCGGGTTCTGATAGCGCTTGCCCTCGGCGGCGGGCGTCAGGGTGATCCCGTAGAACACTTCGCTCATGACCAGCTCCAGTTCGCGTTTGGGGCGCCCGGCTGGCTGCCGTTGAGCACCGCGGCGAGCATCAGGGACACCATGCCGTAGGAAGTCTTGGTGGCCTCGGCGCCGCCGTCGAAATATTCGGTCGTCTTCTCGATGGGGCCGACCTTCTTAGTCTGCGACTTCACGCGGGCGCCCAGGTCGATGTCAGCGGCAAGCGGGGCCGAGAGCGCGCGGGCGGCGAGTTCACAGGTCGCGGTGACGATCTCGCTTGGGAGGTCCGGCAGGGAATACCCGGCCTCGTCCTTGGCGTTGGAGCGCGGCCACATCAGGCCCTGCACTCGGCCGCGACGCTGGCCCTGGTAGTAGGCGCCGAAGGTGGCGTCGAGATAGGCCGACGCCTCGCGGGCCGCGCCCTCCTTCTGGGAGTCCGTCGCCGCGCCCCAGGTCGTCGCGAGCGTCATGTGCGCCCGCTTCGTCCAGTAGGCGGAGATTGCGGCGATGGTGGCATAGGCTTCGGCGCCAGGGATGCCGGATCCGGTCTCGACGGTCAGGCTCACGGCGTCACCCCTCGGATCACGAAGGCCTTGCCCTCAAGCTCGCGCGTCGCCGTGCCGCCGGGGGCGGTCAGGACGAGGTCATAGATCATTTCGAGCACATCGCCCGGATCGCTGCCCTGGGCGCCCCAGAGCAGGTCTTCCACGCTGTTGAGATCGCCCAGCGCTTGGGTCTGGGTCGAGGTCATGGAGAGCGTCACGGTTGAGCCGCTGATCGAGATAGAGCCGCCGCTCGCATCGCTTCCGGTCGAGAGCAGCGCGTCGGCGTCGGCGCCCAGGTCGCGCTTCAGCGAGGCCTTGGCTGTGTAGCCGGTCAGGGTCACCGGAGCCCCGGCGCTGTCCAGCTTCTGCCAGGCGAAGGACCACGTCTCGCCCTGGCGGATCGTGAGATCGTGGCGCAGGGTCATGGCTTACTCGTCGTCGCCCTTGTCGGAGAGCCCTTCAAGGGCCACGGGCGCGCCGGTCTCAGTCGGCCGGTCGGCCTTGTTTTTGACCTTGGCGGGCTTGGCCGAGCCGTCGCCGACGTAGCCCTCAGCGATCAGGCCGGGCAGCGCGCTTTCGGGAACGTCCGAAGCGTCATCGCCGGCCGCGAGATGGATCGGGTCGACCCCGTTGTGAGAATAGGTGAAGGCCTTAAGCGCTTTCATGGCGGGCTCCTACTTGCCCAGCAGGGCGGGGTTTACGGTCGGCCGGCTGTGGTCGTAGCGGGCCTCGATCTCGGCCGCAGTCGGCGGCTTCTCCTTCGGCTCGAACCGGACCTGCGCGGCGCCGTCGACGACGTCGATCAGCACATGGTCGAAGTCGTAGCCGTAGACGTTGAGCACGCCCTCGTCGGCGGGCTCGTCGATGGTGTCGAGCAGGCTGGTCCGGTCGGCGAACCCGAGTTCAATGCCCCGCGCCGCGGCGAACCCGAGCCAGAACTCCAGGCACCCCCTGCCCTTCTCGGCATGGTGCGAGTTGGCGTAGCTGAAGTCGCAGCCGAACAGGCTGATCTTCGTCGCGCCCTGGAAGATCGCGTAGGCCACGGCATAGGCCGCGGTGCCGTTGAAGTAGGCGTAGCCCAGGGCGTTGATCACGTCCTCGAGCGGGAACTCTCGAAGCGCCGGGTACGCAGGGTGCGCTCGGCTGGTGATGACCGGGACCGGGCTCGTCTTGAGCCAGTCCACCATGACCGCGATGTTGCTCTGCGGCGCGGCGGCGGCGCGAAGCTCCTGCACCCGGATATCGTCCATGTGGAAGACGAGGTCGCATTGGACCACGTCGCCCATGGCGTTGATGGCCCAGACCTGGTCTGCGAACCGCCGGCGCCCTCCGAGGCGCTTGCAGAGGTCCATGTACTGCTCAGCCGAGGGGCCCAGGCCCAGGATCACGACGTGGCCGGGGCCGGGCACGTCGTGGGCGCAGGGCGGCGCTTCCCAGGTGAGATCGACGGGCTGCAGCTTGGCGGCTCGGTCTCGGTTCTGCAGACGGTTGAAGCCGGCCTCGGTGAAGACGTCGAGATTGGCGCGGTGGAACTCCCCGACGATGGTGCGACCGATGATCTCGCCGACCGGCGATGTCGCGTCCTGTTGCCCCCAGATCGCCTCACCGTGAAAGCCTGCAGACTTTAACAGGGCGAGGAACTCCTCCAGCCGGTAGTGCCGATGGTGGAAGGCGTACTCGGGCCGCCAGGGGAACACCTCCTCGTTCGGCACGCTGGCCAGCAGGATCGGCGCGGCCTCACAGGCGGCTATCAGGACCGGCAGCGGGTCGGCGAGGTGCTCGATGACCTCAAAGCAAACCGCGGCGTCGGCCTCGGGCAGGAAGATGCGCTCCAGCGGCCCGGCCACGAACTCGATGCTCGGGTGAGCGAAGTGCGCCTTGGCGTGGGCGATGGTCTCTTCGTCGATATCGACCGCGAAGACACGGTGGCCGGCGTCGGCCAGGATCTTGGCGCCGTAGCCGATGCCGCAACCGAGGTCGATCACATAGCTGTTCGGGGCCAGGGTCTTGGCCGCCCAGTCATAGCGCGCGGTGTGGTCCTCGCGCACGTCCTCTCGCCGGGTCGCAACCTGGCGCTCGCCGCTCTTGAGCATGTGAACCTGTGGGGGAGAGATTGGGGGAGATCGGGTTGGCCCGCGCCGTGTGGGGCGACGCGGGCCTCGACGTGCCGGGGTCTCCCCCGAGCACCCGGTCGTCGATTAGGTCGCCACCGGAGCGTGGCGCGGGTTGGCCATCAGCACGGTCGCAGCCACGGGTGGGCCGGCGGTGATGGTCGAGACCAGCTTGGCCTGGACGTAGCGCTTCTTGCCGCGATAGCCGAGGCGCTTGGAGACGTTCTTGTTCGACCCCGAGGTGCGCGGGGTGCCGGCCTCGATGCCGGCCAGGGCCTCGGTGCCGATCAGGTCGGCGTCGGCGATGGAGGTCATGGCGCCGGTCGTGTCGCCGTGGAAGACGGTCGGGGTGATCGTGGCGTTGGTCGCGGTGATCGTGCCGTAGTCGAACTCGAACTCGACGCTCTCGTAGCCCGCGGTGTCCACGATGACGCCGGTCTTGCCGGTGCCAGTGGTGCCGATGGCCACCGGAGAGATGGACCGCTTGCGGTGGATGTTGTTGTGAAGGTCGTACATGGTGTTGGCCCTCCTGGGCCG